GAAGTAGAAGAGGATCTAAATATGGAACGTCTGCTAGGGGCGGATAAAAAATTGTTGTAGGAGGGATAAGAATATTGTTTGTATCAGGTAAATCAAATTCTGGGTATTCCATGAAGAGTATGGTTAGAGGTGCAATCGTCATGCCTATTTATATTTTAATATTCATGACAGTGTGTGTAAGCACACCTCTATTTTTTTTAGATTATCTAGTTAGAAAATCAAAATTTGTACTTCAAACCTAATTTGGTTCCTATTACGTTTTCATCAGCAAAAACACCACTTAGTTCACCATAGACAGATGTTTTATCTGTAGCATTTACAGAACCACCGATCTTTGCTGAAACATCTGTGGATTGCTCACCACCATCAGGATTATTAAGTAGTCCACCTCCCTGAATATACCAAGAAGCATTGTCATTACCACCTTCGTATCCTATATGAAGGTCTGTTGAACTTCCTTGAAAATCTGAATCTTTTTTGAAAGATGCGTTATTTTCAACGTTTAGATAAAACCCTGCAAATACAGGAGTGCTTGAAACTGCTGAGACAGCAGCTACAGCCAATAGTTTTTTAAGCATTTAATTAAATAAATTAAAACTCAATAATAATCGTTTTAAAATAAAATTCAACTTTTAGGTGTTTCTGTTTTTGCTTTGTCCTCTTTGTTCTGCTCGTCTATCTGTTGTTGTAGTATCTTTATTGCACCTGTTGTCTCATGCAAAGCAACAAATAACTGTTCTCTTTCAACTGCCAATTGTGCAAGTTTTTCCTTTAAATTCATTAATTAAGAAATCAAACTTTTTCCTTTTTCTATAGCAGCATCAATATCTGTAAATGATTCTGATCCCCAGATAGAGGTCGTTCCATCAAGTTTTTTATAATCTTTAATAATTTCAAGATGATCTGTATTTCTTTTGATCATTGCTTTCCATTCTGCCTCAGTATAAGGACTCTCAGGATTAGCAGTTTGATAAGCGGCAAAGTTAGCAAATGCATTTATCAAAGTAACGCTACTGCCAGCAGCCGTATATATTGCTGCGATTTCATCTGCGGTTCTTTCTTCGTCCATAATAAAAAAATTAATTAATTTAAGTTTACCCCGCTTCGAGGGCTGTGACTTTTGCTGATAATTCTTGTACTGCTTTCACTAATATTGGTACAAATTTTCCATAAGAAGCTTCTAATTTATCTGGATTGGATTTATAAACAGCACCGATGTAATCATTTTTATCTCCTAATGCTGCATCTATTTCTTGTGCTATAAAACCAAGTTCTGTCTTCCCATTATTATCACTAGGCTCACGCATTGCCCATGTAAATTTTCTAGGTCTAAGTTCGTTTATTATATCTAGACCATCCTCTGAATCAACAATATCTGTCTTATCTCTTTCATCAGAAAGTGCGCTGATCGATTGCACCTGACAACGAATGGCAGTGATACTTGAATTACCAAAAGTTATTTCATTACTTGCATCATTTGCTGAAGGGTCTGAGCCAAAACCAATACTTGTATTGTTTGTTCCTGTTGTTGTAAGATCGCCTGCTGTTGACCCTAGAGCGGTGTTTTGTGTGCCAGTAGCGTTAGTAAGGGCTTGATGACCTACTGCTGTATTATTATTTGCCGTAAGATTAGCGGCTAAAGCAGCATGACCTAGTGCAAGATTATTATCACCGTCTGTATTTGCACCCAAAGCCCCAACACCCATAGCATTGTTGAAATTACCAGTTAGGTTTGCATCTAAAGCAGTGGAACCTATGGCATTATTTCGAGATCCTGTAGTGTTTACTCCTAAAGCATTGTTACCAACAGCAGTGTTGGTATCTGCCGTAGTATTTGCATCTAAAGAATTAGCCCCTACCGCTGTATTAGCCGTTCCAGTTTCGTTAGAATTTAAAGCTTTAAAACCGACGGCAGTATTATCATCAGCAGTGGTATTAGTTCCTAAAGCAGCCCTTCCAATAGCAGTATTACCGCTGCCTGAAGTGTTTGCGTCCATTGCAAGTGAACCTACCACAGTATTATTTGCTCCTGTTTCATTAGCTTTTAAACTGTCTTTACCAACAGCCACATTATTATTTGCTGTAGTATTTCCATTTAGAGCATTTGTTCCTAAAGCCGTATTATCAATACCAGAAGTTAATGATGTTAGTGTATTTTTACCAATAGCAACATTATTTGTACCAGTTACGGAACCATCTAAAGCACTTTCTCCAAAACAAGTATTACCTGTTGCGCTATTGGTTCCCCTACCTATATTTAATCCATTTATCGTCCCATCAACCTCAAATGCAGGACCTCCAGTTAATGTAAAAATATCTACAAATGCACTATTACCAGCGTTTCTAAGTTGCATATTACCACTCGTATTATTTGCAAAAAACTGATGCGCAAAAGTTGTTGAAGGGGCTGAACTGCCGTTGTTATTTGTAGCTATCGCATCTAAAACATTGTTTATATCTGCTCGCACATTTGCGCCAGTATCATTTTGTATATCGTACGAATGTTGAGCCATTTTTGGATTTTAAATTTATTTTTAGTATATACCAATAAGCTATTAACCACCACTTCCAAATCCTGTTGCTGTATATTTAAAATTTCTATTAACATTACTTCCACCAGAATCTTTCACATCAATATCAAAACCTGTTCCAGTTATATTAGATAAAACAAAGAAATCTCCCTGAGTTAAATTCTCAATAGTAATTCCTATTGAAGGTAAAACAGAATTAGCTGCAACACCGGTTCCCGACTGACCTGTAAAAAAACTTTTACTGAAGACAACAGATTTAGTTGAGGTGCCAGAAGCAATAAATCCACCAGCAGAAGCTCCCGCGTTACCAAGACTTGTTTCTGTTCTGCTTTCTAATTCTGCAATATATCCAAGTTCAACTATTTCAATACTTTGAGCAGGGTCAGAACTTATCATTTCACATCTAAACTTAAAACCTCTCCCAACTAAAGTACCGTTTGAAATCGTATTAAATTGACTAAATTCAGCCCCGAAATTACAGTTGCCACTGGTTAATAAAGAAGTTGCAGAAGTTAATGTGAAAGTGCCTGAATCTGGTACTGATATTATTTCATAATCACCATCAACTCCTGTGCCACTTGTGAAATCTAAAGTTACAAAACTACCGACACTGTATCCATGCGAAGATTTTATGATAGTAATTATTGTTCCCGCACCACCTGAACCGTTGTTTATTGTGTAAGCACCAGAGGTTGAGGTCGCTGGATCTAAATCAGTTACCGCACAGGTTAATTTTGCATTTACTGAAAATGCAGTTAGAGCATCAAAATTATCCCATAAATCAATCTTTGCAGTTCTTTCAGCAATAGTATCTGAAGGGTAAAAACTTTTAGTCACAAAATGTCTTTTAAGACGTAAAGGCTGTATACCGCCAAGATCGAGAACATTTGCAAAATCATAAGTACCTCCATCAGCCGTGGAATTCTGATCTAGAAAATCAAAATTTTGTATAGCATTAAAATCAGAAACACTTGCATCATCTATTTTTACAGTTGAACCTAAGACAAGACCATTTAAATCAGTACTAAAAAAACAAGCTGTTTTTGTTCCATTAAAAGGTGTTGAATCGGTGTCTTCTCTATCATTAAGAACTAACAATTTAGGTAAAGGATCAGGATTACTGACAACGACTGATGCTTCGCCAGAACTCAGCCTAAATCCATCATCTTTAAATTTGAGAATATATTCACCATCAAGTGCAGGAACCAAAGCTTCAGTCACATTACCACTTAATTCTGGAACAAGATCAACAGCGTCAGAGAAAGTGCCATTGCCATTTGTAAGACTGCTATGCCTTATTGCAACTGTTCCCCCTGTGACAACATCAACATCTGTTGATTTATCAAACCTTAATCTTAATAATTGATCTGATATCGTTTCAACTCTTAAATTCTGAACATCATTTGGGACAGCGGTTTTTCCAACAGCGTTAAAATTATCTATAGAGGAGGCTTCTGTGCTTAAAACACCTAAAGCATTATATGATTGTACTTTAAATTTATAAGTACCTGATCTTGATTCAAAAAGCTCAAATTCAGGTCTAGAAACTCTAAATACTTCAACACCATTATTTTCATACTGTGATTCAACTCTATATTCTTTTACACCTTGAACAGTTTGCCACGTTACAAAGATTTTTGATACTGCACGATTATTTAAAACAACAATACTTTCGGTTGCCGTAAGGTTTGATGGTGCGGGCTTGACATCAAGTAAAGTTGTAATATTACGAGGCTGTGCTGGTATTGTTGTGTCTTCAACTTGTGAGTACTTATTTACATCATGGATTATTGCAGTGATGGTATATTCAGTTTGATTTTCTTCTTTAATGGAGATTACTCTATAGGTTTGGAATTCAATTGAGGTGTTTTCTATAGCCCAGATACTGTTTGTTTGTGGAATAGAAGAAAAAGCAGAAGTTACAGTGATTGTTTTATCAGAGATAGAATCAATCACTCTACTTTCTACAGTTCCATCAGAAAGAATTACTGAGAGCGTTGCAGAATTTGATGTTGTTAAATCTGTGTTGTTTGCATCATCTACAATAATCTGAGTTGTAGAAACCCCTGTTTTAATACGCCCACCTCTTCGAACCCCTGCTCTCAAAGAATCAGCAATACCTATAATCATTGATGGCCTGACAATCACACCGGCTTCTAGAGTTGTTGTGAATGTACAAATTTCAGTTTCTCTTAAATTCGTATATAAAAACCAGCGACCTAATCTGTTTGCCTGACCTCTGGAAGTGCATGCAAAAGCCTTTATTGTTTTTCTTGTTTGACCATATCTTGAAGGGAAAGAGGCTAAAGCTGTTACTTCACTTGCTGTGACAAGTTCATAATTAATCTGTTGAGTTTCATTGTCAAAATAAGATACTTCAACTTCTGTGAACTTTGTTCTCTGACCAGACCCAGCATAATTAAAACCTGTTTCTGTTACATTTGCATTGGTAAATAAATATTGAGCATCTGAGGTGTTTGTAGTCGTGTTTGTCGGTCTATCCTGCCCTATCTGTAAAGCCCCAACACTATAAAAAGGCATGGCGTTCATTACAGAACAAAGATCATTAATCAAGGTATAGGCATCATTTCTTTGATTTAAAATTACATTACAACTAAATCTTGGCTCAGATGTTCCAGTTATCGGATCTTCGATTATTGTGCTTGCATATTTAGATGCTTCAAAAAAAGAAAATACATCCAATGAATCTTCAGATATAACACCATCAGGGCCACCAAAACCTTTATCTGTTGTTAATAAATCATATAAAATCCATGCTGGGTCAGAACTCCATTCTTTTTCTGTTTTAAAAGTACCATTAAAAATTATGTCATCACCGTTGTCATCTTTATAAGAAATTGCACCAGTATTTACATCTACAGTTCCATTATGAGGAATTTTTATCTTAGTTCCCTTTATGAAATATTTTCGCCTTGGAAAGCTTTGGAAGGATTGTGCGTCAAACCGTAAGGCAATATAAGCAAAACCTTTGTAAGCTTGTGATTCTGTAGCTATCGTTGTAAAAGAAAAGAAATTTGTATCATTAAATAAATTTCTATCATTACTATCAGCGGTTATTCTGCTGACAGTTAAATTTAAAGGAAATTGTAAAGTCGTATCCTCTAAATCAATTTCATAATCTTTTAAATAAGGACTAGTAGCTTTACCTTTAATGCTAAGTTCAGTTGATCCTGTAAACGTATCTTTAATATCAAATATTTTGCCATCATTTGTTGTGATGCGTATCCCAATTTTTACTTCTGTTCCATCAATATTTCCCTTCGAATCAAATTGTTGTAAAGCTGGTATTTGTATTGTGACTCTTAACATTTTTATTAATTGATTGCCATTTGAATCTAAACTTCCAGATATTGTCCTAGAAACAGATGTGCTTGCTGTAACTGCTACTCCTACAGGTGTTAACTCTTCAACTCTATCTGGACCAAAAGTATCAATAATTCCTAATGGCTCTTGATCATCTCTACCATCTTTAAAAAATACTTCTACATCTTGAAAATTTGCCCTGCCATTAGCATCAATCAAAGGTGTATCATCTAAAAATATATTTTTTTTAAAATCTTCATTTCCGTTTTCATCTAAAAAATCATCAAACCCTTTAATCTCTCCATAACCTAATAAATCAACTACAGTTGCAAATTGTTTACTTCTTAAATCATCAGCAATTAGAGTAGGATCAATAACTCTTTGCCCAGTTTGTCTACCGAATAATTGATCATCTATTAATCTTGGCATAATTAAGGATTTGGAACGTCAAAAAAAGCTTCTGTTGCGTTAACAGTATTTATATCAAAGTTTTCTTGTGATATGGTTGTTTTAGGCAAAACAAAAAATCCATTTGTAGTAACAGAATTTTCAATAATTTCATAAACTTTATTATCGTTTCTCGTATTTAATAATGGACCATTTCTAAAATTTAATCTTATACTTTGCATGTTTTTAAAACCATGATTACTTATAGTGACTTCAATTCTCATAATACCTTGATCATTTCTTCTAAGTATATACAACCCCTCAAATGCTAATAAATTCCTCATTTGTGCAGTATCTACTCCAGCACTAATTATAATTGAACCACTGAAAACGCGACCATATAAAATCGGGATCGGTACTCCAGTGGTGTTTATATTTTGAATACCAGAAAACGAATATGACCCCCTGATTCGCGGGTCTGTATCCCCGACGGAAGATTGATTTCTGCTCTTATCTCCTGATGATAATAAATTACTTATACCGTCAATAATTAAATTTTGACCTACAATTGTCATTAATCCACTGACTGCTGTACCAAGAACCCCTGCACCTATAAAACCTAAACCTGTGATAAAGGCACCGACTTCAAAAGCAAAACCAGTGAATAAAAAACCTACTGCTGGCAATGAACCTGTTGCTACTGGAATAATTTGAATATCTCCCTGTCCTTGTAAAGATAAACAATCTTCTGTAATTATTCTGCCACCCATTTTTACCTTATATATTTGTTCGTTTAAATGTTTTTCAACACCTTCAAAATTTGCTTTTAGAAATAAAACTGCTTGTTGTGGTGAATTAACAGCCGCTTCAAATGTGGACTGTTTTAGAAATTGTTTTAATTTTCCATAAACTTTTATTTTTTTAAGCTGCATATCTATAAACTGCCTTTAATGCTTTTTGATATTTTAGATCAAAAAGTTCCCTGCAACTTAATGCTTTTATATTGTGATTTAATATCATATTTTCACCTATGTAAACAGCAACATGATCTAAATTACCTGTAATTGATTGAAAAAGCAAAACATCACCTTCTTTAATATTTTTATTAGTAGGTTGTTTTACAAAATTTAATTTTGGTAATGCATATTCAAATTGTGGATTATTTAAAAAGTCTTTTATTTTCTGTGGTCTATTCCAGTATTTTATTTCGATATTTTTTGTTTCTTTAAACCAATCAGTAACGATTGACCAGCAGTCATATTTACCCCAGATAAATCTGCGGCCAATTAATGAAGGGGCTTCCCATCCTGTAGGCTCAAAACATATCCAGTGCTTTTGCTCAACACTGTAAATGTAATATGGGAAACCAAGATGCTCACAGGCTGCTTTATCATTATCTGAAGCTGTTGCAGCACCTTTTGGATGACTATGAACAACACCTAAAATTTCACCTGTGTCTTCACATTCTACCCAATCATCAGGGTCAAGAATAAAAAATTCAAATTTTCCTTCCGCTAAATTTTTGCAAGGCCAAAAAGTTTCTTTTCCTTCTATTATTGCTAACAAACCACAGGCTTCATTTGGTAATTGTTCTCTTGCATATTTTTCAGCTTGAATTTTCCAACTCATAATTAACCATTAACAAAAGTACCAACACCAATAAAATCATTTCTTGTGACAAGTTTTTTAGGTGCACTAATACCAGCCAAATCAAAAGTACTTATTAATTCAAATTGTACAAGATTTCTATTTTCTGTCACTTTTCTTTCAATAAAATATATTTCTCTGGGCATCTCAGCAGAAGGATCTACAGAATTAACTTTATAGGGATTTACATTTGACGGGAAATTATCTTCATCTAAAAATCTAGATAATGTACGTCTTCGAGTAACTTTTGCTCCAGATAAATCAGAAAAAGATGTTATTTGATTTGTAAGTTGCAATATAGATGTGATTGTACCAAGTAAATTAGAAAAAGTAATAGTAGGTCTTGGTAGCTTTCCTTCTCCAGAATATTCGAAACCACTGGCCTCACATGGCATTCTAGTGTAAGTGTTAGATTGCCAGATAATATCTAAACTGTCTTTCATATTATTACCACTATGAAATAAATAAACAGTAGGATCTGTTATTGTTGCATTTACATTAAAAGAAACACTGCCACTAGTTGTTTGTGAAGTTGTGGCGGTTACTGTAAAAGAATTTGTATCAACTGTTTTAATTGTATAAATACCATCAATTCCATTTCCTGAAGTAAAATCAAAACTTAAAATAAGACCAGTAGAAAAACCATGGCTATTTAGTGAAATTGTAATTTCTGTAGCTAATTGAACATAAGTAGCTGTTTTTGCAGATTTTGTATAATGAACATCAGGTTTTAACTCAACAGAAAATAATTCAATAATAGATTTATTAGTAAGTTCTTGTAATTGTGCTGTAGGATTAGCCATTTATGGTTCGAACACCTCACGAAATGTGCAATTAATGATGGCTCTGTTTACATACGGAATTGTTTTTGTCCAAGCATCGCAAACATATTGACCAGCCCCTGAAAGAGTAAATAATATTCCTTGTGGAGTTAAACAGATTGCATCATTTGGAGAGATAAGTGTAAAAGTATTTTGATCAGCAGCAGTAGCTACGACATATGATCCAGATGCAAAAGTTCCTGAGATACCAGCGGGCGGTGGATTGTCAAAAGAAAAACCTATTGTTAAAACATCACCGATTGCTACACCATGATTAGCAAAAGTGACAGTGATAATGCTGCCTGCAGAACCACTTCCATCAGATTGAACAAAAGTACCTGTCTTGGCGCTAAACCCTTCTGCTGGTGGTGTAAATGTAAAACTTGCCTGATCTGCAACCCTGCTTCTTAAAAAAGCCTCAATGACATCTGCATTAGTCTCAGACACGTTAAAAGTTAGATCATATACTTTAGGGTCTTGCGACAATGGAAGGCCATATAAGGCTCTAAATTCATAACCATCACCAAGAGAAGTAACCCTTACTTTTGGTTTGCTTGTTTTTCTCATCCCATAAGTGGGTTGTATTGATGGAAAAGTTGCCATTACCTATTTAATAAACCTCCAGCCCTTTGTTCCTGTACTAATGTAGTTTGTACCACAGCAGCAATTAATTGTCCAAGTGCTTGACCCTCTGCATCATTGCCTTGAACAGAACTACCAGTTGCATCTACAGATACATTAATAATATTGGTTGTGCTTCCACCAAGTTGGTTGTTTGGGATAATATTACCACCTCTTGAACCCATCTGTAATAATTCTGGGCCTTTCTCACCAACTACAAAAGCACCACCAGCACTAACAGGGCCACCATTTGCTCTTGCAAAAGGATTTGCAACACCTTTTAAAAAATTTGATGCTTTATTACCAGTTAAGCTTGTACCTCCCCCGCCACCAAATATGCCTCCTAATGCACCTCCAATAAAGTTTCCTATTCCAGAAACAGCCCTTTGTATTGCTACCTCTACAAGTTTTCTTTTAAGCTGATTTAATACATTCACTGCCGCCTGTGCTAATGTCTGTGTTCCCACCACAGCATCAGTTAAGTTTGAAACAATGCCTTGCTCAATACCTTGACCAATTTCCATAAACTTTTCTTTTAGTTGATCCGCTTCACTTTTTACATTTACAAGAGCATCTGCAAATTTATTAGAACCTAAAGCAGCATCATTAATTAAAAAACTTGTTTGATCTAAAGAAGAATTAAATAAATCATTAATAGTTACTTGCGATTCTATTGCTGTAACAGTTTCTTTTGTTTTTTCAGATATTTCTTTTGTTGGTTCTGTTGTTTTTTTTGTCTCTTTTGCTAATTTTTTTTGAATTTCAAGTTGTTCTTTTAACCTTTTTGCAACTTCCGCATTTATTAAGGCATTTGTTATTTGAGATTGAACTGCGGCTGGTTGACCTTTAAATTCTTGACCTTCAAAATTTACTTTTACTTCACCTATACCAAAGATACTTCTTTGTAAGGCTGTGGTTTGTTCTTCAACAATTCTTAATGCCTGCTGTCTTAATGCTTTTTTATCTACATCTGTTATTGATGTTGCAGCTAAAGCTTGATTTACACTTGTTACAAGATTAATTGCTACATCTAAAGCACTTTTTAATGCTGGTTGTAATCTTTCGCCTACAACTTGAGCCAAAGTTTCAATACCATCTTGTAAAGTGCTAAATTTACCAGCTAAAGTACCACTTTGATTTACAGCACCCTTAAAGAATTGCCCTCCTTCACTTGTGGCTAAGACTAAAGCTTCAACAAATTTATTAGCACCAACTTCTCCCTTGCTCATAGCTTTTGCAAGCTCATCACCTGTAAGACCTGTCACTTGTTGTAATTCTTTTTGAATATTTACTCCTTTTTCTAATAGCATCACGTTTTCTTCTTGCATAAATTTATTTTTTGCTTGAACTTTACCTATCGCAAATGCAACACGATCTATATCTGCTCCAGCAGTTCCAGCAATATCTGCAACTCTTTTTGTTATATCAACAACATTTTCAGTCTCAAAACCAAATGCTTTTAATAATTTTGTAGTTTCAATTAATTCAGATGACTTAAATGGAGTGACAGCACCAAATTCTTTTATTTCTTGAACAATAGCTTGTGCTTTTTCAGCACTTCCTGTCAAATTTTCTAAAGCTTTGGTTTGGGTTTCTAATTGTGCTGTTTGAAATAATACAAACCTTGC